ATGGCTTTAAAGGTGTCATAATTTATATTGCTATGTATAACTTTCTTATCATCAATATTGTCTACTATGTCAAATCTATAAATATTAATGTCTGAAGGACCAGTAACTTTAGCTAAATCTACCATTCCTTCGGAATTAGCATATTCAGGTGCTAAATGAACTCTAGCAACTACATGCCGTCTGCGTTTGACAGCGGCACGGGTTGTAACTGATTCCACATGAGGAAAATAGTTGTTAGATGTTAAAATAATTAAGCGTGATCGAAATTCTGATCGCGCTTTTTCAATAAGATCAGCCATACGTAAATTATATCGAGCTACATTGCAACAACGGATCAATTCCATTAACTCAGGATTGGGATTCGCAATACTATCTCTGGATTGCAACCAATCATCATAAACACATATCATTTGTCCCTTATAACCATCCCAAAATTGTTGTTCTGTAGAACGAAAGTACATTTCATTCTCCACATCGGCGGAATCAATTTTTGAATCAAATACTTCTTCTTCAACTAAAATATCCTGGGCAAAAAGACGAGTAAGGCACGATTTTCCTACACCTGATTCACCGTAAAAGTGAACCACTATCGGTTCTATGCGCGACTTATACTTCTTCTTTCCAAGATTTAAAATACGATCGTAAACTTTTTGAATGACTCTAAAATGATGATTAAAAATAGCCATTTGCTGGGAACTAACTCGCAGATTTGTAAGCTGAGACATTAAACTACTTCCACGTGAATGGCAGGAATCAATTCTCTGACATACATCCGCATCGATAACAACCATATCAGTAACTTCCCATTTGGATAAAGCTTGCACTTCTTTTGTCCATGCTGCAATGTCAGCAACATATTTGCTCAATTCCATTGATCCACGAGGAATTCCGAAAAGTCCCTCGTAAATAACATCAATGACTACTTGAGCCTGAGTTGCGAAAAATGAGAAGAGAGTGTTACCTCCTTGCACTCCTCGCCCCAGATTATTTAACTTCTTACATATGGCATCGATAGTATTGCCACCAGGTATTTTATCTAGTGCATAAGCACTCATAATCGTACAAAAGATAGAAACGAAAGGTACTATATCGGGTAATAAGGTCAAATCTGCTCCTTGTGCCATCATGTTAGGCATAACGGCAAGGGCTGGAGCTAATAGTGGCATTGCAGAAAGGTAAGTTAGGCACGCTTTACTAACAGAAGATATCAT